ACCAACACCACCGCCACTGCCTACAACAGCATGTGGAACTTCTCCACCTCTTGCGCCAACGTCAACGTGACTTGCGCTGCCAGCCCCCTGTACACCCCAGGTGTTCTGCCCCACGCCGCCGGTGCTCCCCGCCTGTTCTCCAACATTATGGTGAACGGCACCAGCGCCCTGACTGCCGCCCAGTACACCTCTAACCTGTACTGGATTGAGGAGGGCACTGCCAACAACTACGTTGTGTCCACCAACGCTGGCTCCATCGCTCTGGGTATTCCCATGGTGGAGGTTGGTCCTCTGTACAACTTCAAGCTGGTGCTGAACGGTCAGGACCGCTTCAAGGAGCAGACCGGCAAGTACTTCAATCAGTACCAGCCATACGTGTACCACACCGGTGTGCCATACCCCGGCATTTACGTGTACTCCTTCGCTCTGCAGCCCGAGGAGCACCAGCCAACCGGCACCTGCAACTTCTCTCGCATTGATAACGCCCAGGTGGCTATCAACATGAAGAGCGGCTACTCCACCCCTCTGCAGAAGATGTTCGCAGTGAACTACAACATCCTGCGCATCCAGTCTGGCATGGGCGGCCTTGCCTTCTCCAACTAAACGGGAAAAATACTACTTGGTATTTTTTGCCCAGCAATTTTAGTTTAAAATTAAAAATAGCCCTTCGGGGCGGACTTCGGTCCCAAGGACGCTGTTCGCGTCCCTGAGATTGAAATAGTAACTAAGAGTAAGAATGGCTGGCGGGTTCTTTCCAGGACGCCCATTTCGCTTTAACATCAAGTGTATCATTTTCACGGCGGTCCTTGCGTCCGGCTACTGGTACTTGCCTCACAAGAACCCCTGGGTGCTCGCCTTTTTGATCTGGTTCCCGTACATCGCACTCGCATGGTACGATTATACATATGATTGCAAGGATAAACTGCAGCCAACCATAGTCCCTTTCGGGCGGTACATTTGGCTGCCATTCAAACCCCCTGGGTACAAGGAAGCCTATGATGAGCTTCCCCCCGATAAAATCGAAGCTATGAACAAGCTCGACCACCTCGTGGGATGGACCCTCCTTGCCGGTGGTCTCATCACCTGGAAACTACTTTCCAAGAAGCACTGAGTGAAGAAAATTCTTCCTCAATGACACGCGAACAAAAGTCTGGATCAAAGCTTGGGCTACAACAAAATACGTCCAAGTAAATCTTATTAAGTTCTGGATATGTATGAGTGCTAAAATGGCTCTCAGAGAGAACCAAGACGCCCGTTGCCCCGTGTGGCTCAAATTGGTGAAAAGCTCGGGATACCACTGTAAACCCGCACTTTTCAGCAATTCGATTCATAATTCTCTCAAGGTGAAAAGTCTGGGAAACCCAAACCCCTTCGATGTGTCCGATGAGATGCTTCATTTCTTTTTAAACGCAATTCCTTTTTAAGGTCTCATGCTTTGCCACCCGGAAAATAGCAGAAAGATGAGTGCCGCCAGGTAAAGTACGCCAAAGTAGTTTTGGTAAGGCAGTTTCATGTTGGTGCGAGCCTGGAGAAAGTTGGTGAACATCAGGGTGCCTATGAGCAAGACAAAGATGACTAGAAAGACTGAGTCAACTGCTGGCATTTATATTGTACAGACATAAAAATGGACGCCCTTACTTCCAATGTTTCTATAACTGGACCTGAACTCGTCAAGGCTGTTTCGGCTCTGATGCCTAATGCAAATATAGCAGTCGTCCTCGACCAGACGAATAGCATACATCTCAAGAGGGTCCTGGGCGTATTGAAGTCGCAGAAGTTCGACACCGTCTTTCACCTGATCGAGGCTATCTGGATCATGGGGCTGACTGAGGAGAATGCTCGGGAGGTTCTCTCTATGATAACCTATGACATGACTTTCTCACATGAAGTCCGGGCTGATATCCAGAAACTCATCACCTCTGGACTTTTGAATTCTATTTATAAATTTGTAGCCGTGGAGGAGGCGGTGGTCTTGAAGAGGTGTGGGTGCTTTCCTGGTCTCTAAGCCACGATACTGTTCCAGTAAAAGATGATGAAGATACCCATAACAACCTGGGTGGTCGCAGTGATGATTGCCACGGAGTCTTTACGGTTCGAGTCAACGAGCATGGTCTGGACACCCATCAAAATAAGAACAAGTGCAATGAGTACGAGAATTGAATCTCCCAACATTTATTAATTAAGGATATTTTATTTATTATAGCCATGGCATCATTTGCATACCTCGATCCCCAAACTGCCTTACTGGAACTTGCACTGGGAAACCTGGCGCCCATCCCACAGGATCACTCCGCCGCCACTCTAGATGTTGAGACAATCCCCTGTGAACTCGACGAGTCTTGGAAAGCATTTGAAAAGGAGCTTGGTAATTTTAAATTAAAATTCAATATTGTCAAGAGGGACCTGGGTATCAAGACACATGAGCTAAATGCCATTCACCAAAGTACACGAATGGCGAAAATACTTGCAGACAAGATTGAATCAGATGACTTAAAGGCGAAGATTCTATCTATAATAGACAGCTACGAGTCCGAAGAGGGTCTGCATACCTTGACTCAACAATGTGGGAAACTCAAGGGGCAATATGAAGAGATGGAGAAGGTGCTGAAGAATACTGGTGCTGAAAGGTACGCGAAATATATTTGTTTCATATGTATGGAAAAGGATATTGATTTGTTTTTCGACCCGTGTGGTCACGTTGTCTGTGACCAATGTTGGATGAACACCCGGGACAAGCGCCACTGTCCCGGGTGTCGTGGGGTTTTGTCGGGTGTGAAGAAGATTTTCACGATTTAAGCTCTCGTGCGTTTGTTTAGTAAGCAAGAGGTCCTGAGATCGATCCTCAGTGAGAGCAGGAGCTGAGCATCTCCCTAAACTGTTCGAGGGACCCGACCTTAGCTCAGTTGGTAGAGCGTGGGACTGTAGTTGTTTCAAGATATCCTACGGTCGCTGGTTCGATTCCGGCAGGTCGGAAGGAGGGAACGTAAGTTCTCGACTGGTTAGAGCCCTCATAGCTCAGTTGGTTAGAGCGTGGTGCTAATAACGCCAAGGTCTCAGGTTCGAAACCTGATGAGGGCAGCGTTTGTACCCTTCCAAGTTTAGATCCGGGTTCGATTCCCGGCAGACGCATTTGTGACTGTTGGACCTAAACACGTCCTTAAACTGTTTCCGAGCTCCTATAGCTCAGTTGGTAGAGCGTCAGACTGTTAATCTGAATGTCACAGGTTCGATCCCTGTTGGGAGCGATGCATCACATTTGAAAAAATCTCGTGTAATAATAAATGTTAAAAGCAGTGAAAGTATTCTTTGCGCGTAAAAAAAAGAGTCCAAAGAAAAAGAGTCTCAGTCCTGCAACGAAAAGAGCTAATAATATTGAAAAGAAATTTATACGTTATTTGAAAAATGGATATTCTATACCACAGGCGCGTTATTATTCAAGGTTATAAAGACATAAAGCCTTGAAATTCAAGGAATGAAAGTTAAAATTCCATGTGCGTTGCGGGAACAAGTATGGCTCACATTTTGTGGAGACAGACTTTTTAAACATAAATGTCTTGTCACGTGGTGTGAAAATATGATAACTCCATTTAATTTCGAGGTGGGTCACAACATTCCCGAAAGTAAAGGAGGTACTACAGATATCAATAACTTGCGACCTATTTGTTCAAAATGTAATAGGTCCATGGGTGATGATTATACTATCGATGAGTTTTCTGCTTTGAGCAAGCGTTCGAGCAAGTTGTGGGAGTGCTTCAAACACCAGGAAGTTTCACAGTAGGAATGACGCTCTGGGTACTTATGAGGAACCTCATCTTATCCTGAGTACGTTGCTGAAAAAACATGAAAATGAAAACGATCAGAGGGAGAGACCGAAGCTCACCCAGTTGTGAGTGGATGTACCCCGCCGTCCCCTCAAGAGGAAATGGAACCCTCTTGATGAGTCCGCGGGACATGTAGATGAGAGCGCCTATGAGGGCAAACTGGAAACAAAGTTCTATAAAAGTTCTCCACTTGGGCTTGGATTGGTCAAGCTCTGGTGTAATCTTGTCGAGCCAGTGAGAAAACAGGAACGAAAGGATGAAACTCAAGAGACCTACATAAGCAACACCAAGAAGTCGAACAATGTGAATAAGCATCTACTCTTATTAAAGAAAAAAGAGGTGGTAAGGAAGGGACGTGGGTCCCGACGCGAGCTCCAATAACACAATTGGTCAGTGTGGTGGTCTTATGAGCCGCAAATCCGAGTTCGATCCTCGGTTGGAGCAGAGGAGCTTGCTCTTCGCCGCGACATCAAGTCGCCCAGACTCTATAGCACAATTGGATAGTGCACCAGCCTTCTAGGGTGAAACACCCGGCGCGAGCTGGAGGTTGCGGGTTCGAACCCCGCTAGAGTCAGCGCATCAGTGTCCGAGTTGGTCTAAGGAGAAGGACTTAAGAAACCAGTCGCGGGGAGGACCTTTGGTCCTACGGACTGACTAGGAGATCCTTTGGCGAAAGCCGCGTGGGTTCGAACCCCACCTGATGCAAAACAACACTTTATAAAACCCATCGTTATTACATATTATGGATTTTATGAAGTGTGAATTTGAAG